GCCCTCGCTTCGGTGGGGGTTTTTTAGTTTCTAAACCCTAGTAAAATCAACACATTAAAAAATAATTTACATTTTTATTAACTTTTTTGTTGATAATTAAAATTATTGTCTATCTTTGTAAGGTCAATAAGGCAAAACAAAAAACAGAATTATGAAAAACAAAGCAATTGAACTACAAGAAAAGGCTAACAACTTACTAGAGTTAGCTGAGCAAATGGATGAAAGAATCCAATGGTTAAAAGAAGATGCTTCAAGTGAGTACTTTCAGTTAACAGGTCAAGCATTTAAAGACAAAAGAAACAATACAATAGACACGTGCGAGCGTGGAAGCAGAAGATTATGGTCTGCTTACCTTCAAGTATTAACGCAAATTAAATTAGAGTTATGACACCGAAAGAGAAAGCACAACAAATATTTGATAATATTTTTCAGATTTTAGTTCAAAGAGGTGAACACCATTATACATTTGATTATGCTAAACAATGCGCACTTATCGCAGTTAATGAGATACTTAAATTAAGAGTTATTAAAAAGCAAATTATTGGATATGAGATACTAAACACTGGAAACATTGAATACTGGCAAGAAGTTAAACAAGAAATAAATAAAATTAGAGTTATGATTATTATAGAACTATTCGAAGACTACGCAAAGGTCTTAGTAAATGGAAAAGAGTTTGATATTGCAATACATCAGCCATCTCAGGAAATTATTTTAGACATCAATTTTCTTCGTGAGTTTAAAAACTTTGATGACATGAACGAGTGCGATGAATGTGAACAAGGCTGGTACGATGATGGCGAAGGAGATGAGAGCCATTTTGTAAAATGTGAATGTCAACCTAAAATTAAATAAAATGAAATCAATAAACACATGGCTAAATAAAGACGTAAAGCCACAAACAAAAGAGAATGTTTACATACCTAAACAACAAGTAAGAATACAGTCAACAGTTGATTACGGACAAGGAATGACATTTAACGAGAAAGCGGAACACATTTTTAAACAAATAAAATCAATAAAATGAAAGTAGGAGATAAATTAAAAGCATTTAAGCACGAAGGAGAGGTTTGTGGAATGGAAAAATATGTAGGTAAAATTGGAACTATTATAGCTTTAACTGATTACGATATTGAACTAGAATTTAATGATGGAGCATCATGGTACTATCCAATTGATAAAGACAAAATTGTAGTCATTAAAGAACAACCTACCGACCAATCTACCGACCAACACTACAACAACACAAACGGAAGCCTTTATAAGTTTGCACAAGACCATGAGTTAAACGCTTGGGAGTTTGATATATTAAAACGAATAGTAAGATGCCGTAAAAAAGGACAGTTTACCGAAGACTTAGAAAAGACGAAAAGAGTAATTGATTTATATTTAAAAGAATTTTTAGCATGACACCGAAAGAGAAAGCAATTGAGCTATTTGATAAGTACATGGGTTTTAAAATGAATCCTTATAATGACATTGAAATGACTTTAAAAAAAGGTATTGCAAAAGATAACGCACTTATTGCAGTTGATGAGATTTTAAAAATAAAATTGCTATGGTATCAAAAAGATACTAAAGAATTAGAATATTGGCAAAAAGTTAAACAAGAAATTGAATTAATATGACAAAAGAACACTTTGAAATGACATTAATTTTATCTATCCTTCCATCATGTGCGGATAAGTTAGAACAATTCCCATTTAGACAAATAGCAAAGATGAGACAAAACGAAGTAGTTAACGCTATACGAAAACAAGATAAGCTATACATGAATACAGGTAATATAGAAATCTTTGAGCAGCAGTTAAACATACAAAGAGCATTCCTTCAATGGATGGACGAAGCATACAAAAACACATTAGAATCATGACACTAGAAGAACTAATAAACGAACTTGATTTAACATCTAAATCTAGAAAGCGTGAAATCGTCTACACTCGCTTAGTTTTATTTCAATACCTAAGAACACAAAAGTTAACGATGTATGCAATAGGTAACATTTTCAAGAAAGACCACAGTACAGTTATTTATGGATTGAAGCAATACGAAATGCTTGATAAGAACAAGAAACACTATCCAGACTTTGCACGAATAAAAGACGATGTATTAACGAAGTTAGGTTTAACTGCAAAGCTACAACCGAAAGCCGAAGTAAGTTACTTAGAAAGAAAAGTATTGGAATGCAAAACGTATTTAGACCTACGAAACATTCAAGAAGAACTACAAAAAGTAATTTTAGAACGTGAAGAAGAAGAAATATTTACAACGTTTGACATTTAATTAACAAAAATGTTTATATTTGCATAAACAAAATAAAAAATAAGAACATGAAAAATCTATTTAAAGCGTTGGCACAGTTCCAACAAGAAGTACCCGTAATTTTCAAAGGTAGCACCGCTGGGCAAGGTAACTTTGCTTATCAGTACACAGATTTACCCGCTATTTTTAAAGTTATCAATCCACTATTAGCAAAACATGGTTTAGGATTTAGTCAAATTACTGAGTTTAAAGATGGACACGATTACTTAGTAACGATTGTATTTCATATTGAAAGCGGAGAAACGTTAGAAACACGAACACGTTTAATGCCTGACGTTGAGTTAAGAGGTCAAAACGTATTTCAATCTTACGGAAGTCAATTAACATACTTTAGACGATACGGTATCAGTCAAATCTTAGGACTAGTAACTGACAAAGATACAGATGCACAAGGTGAGCAAGTAAAGAAAAAGCCTACAATCACAGTAGAACGATTTGAAAAAGCACTACAAGCGATTCAAGAAGGTAAAGCTAAAGTAAGCGACTTAGATAAGTTTGAGTTAACAGAAGTTCAACAGTCAGCTTTAAAGTTGTTATAAGATGCAATTCGATTTTATTAAAAGATGGGTTCAAGAAAAACCTACAAACCACAATTCAAATTGGAAGTATTATAATTTAAGTGGTGTTTACTTTTTAATGAAAAATAATGAATGTATTTATATTGGGCAAAGTATTAATATGCTAAATAGATTAAATCAACATAGATACCAAAAAGATTATGATTATGCTTTATGCTATCTATTAGATAAAAATAATTGGAGTTATATTGATAAAGTTGAAAGAGAATTAATAAAACATATTAAACCAATACTAAACAAATCACATAATGGAAGATAAAATTTTATTTAGAGCATCGTCTCTAGGAAAGATAATGACCAACCCTCGAACGGGGGAAGGTCTTTCCGAAACTACAAAGTCATACATTCAAGAGTTATTTAAAGAACGTGAATTAGGCATCTATAAGGAGTTTTCAAGCCGTTACACTGACAAAGGTATAGAGAATGAAGACATCGCTATACAAATGGCTTCTGAGGTCTTAAATTGGGAGTTTGTAGTAAAGAACGAAACGAGATTTAACAACGATTGGTTAACTGGCGAGCCTGACATCTTAACGGATTCACTTTTAGCTGACATTAAATGCTCATGGAACGGTTCAACTTTTCCGATGTTCGACAAAGAATTAAAGAATAAAGATTACTTTTGGCAGATGCAATCATACATGATGCTAACAGGACACGAAGAAGCGGAACTAGTTTATTGCTTAACAAATACACCTTTTCAAATCGTAGAAGATGAGGTGCGTAGAATGCATTGGAAGTTAAATCTAATTGATGAAGATTTAGATGTGCGTGAAGCGGTGCAAGCATCACATAACTTTGACCATTTGCCAGACTCGCTACGAGTAAAACGTTTTGTAATCAAACGAGATAACGAAGCAATCGAAAGAGTAAAGCAACGTGTAGAAGTAGCACGTGAATACTACGAATCTTTAAGAACGATTTTTTTTATAGCATAAATAATTTTAATTAACAAATAAAAACAAGTAAAAATGAAAGAATACGCAAAAACAAAAGCAGAGTTTGATGAGTTAGTAAGACCATTAATAAAATGGATTGCAGAAAATCAACATCCACACACGCAAATTTTAATTGATGCTACATCAGCGGAATTATTGGAAGGAATTATGGTTTTAAGCACCGAAGAATATTTAGTTGATTAACAAATAAAAACAAGTAAAATGAGTTACGATAACACGAACACAGGAGCAATTTTCAAGAACGACAAAAAAGCGGATAACCATCCAGACTACAAAGGCAAAATTAACGTTGATGGAGTAGATAAAGAAATCGCTTTATGGGTAAAGACTTCAAAAGATGGAACTAAACAATTCTTTAGTGCAAAGATTAGTGCGCCATTTGTTAAAGATGAGATTCAAAGTACATATACTAAGATTGAAGAATCAGTAAACGATTTGCCATTTTAAATGCAACTTAATTAAATAGTTTACGTCTATAAAGAGAGGATAGGTTTGGAGTAGCTACCAACTGATAAAACGAAGCACTGACGTTTTCCTCTCTTTCTTATTCAGTGTTTTATTTAAAGTGTATATTATGCAAGAAATTTGGAAAGACATTCCTACGTTTGATGGAATATATCAAGCTAGTAATTTAGGTAGGATACGTTCATTAAGATTTAATAAAGAAAAAATATTATCTCAAAGAATAAATAGAAGCGGATATTATCAATTAGCATTACATTATAATAAACAACAAAAAACACATAGTACACATAAACTTATTGCTATGGCTTTTTTAGGTCATAACTCAAAAGAATGTAAATTAGTTATAGACCATATTAACGATGTGAAAACTGATAATAGAATTGAAAATCTTCAACTTGTAACTCAAAGATTTAATGTATGTAAAACACAAGGTAGATACTCGAGTAAATATAAAGGTGTTCATTGGGATTATCAAAGATTAAAATGGAGGTCTGGCATATTTATCAATGGTAAATTGAAAAGTTTAGGTAGGTTTAATTGTGAATTAAAAGCACATTTAGCTTATCAAAATGCGTTAAAAAATATTTGACTATGGAATGCTACAAACTGATACTAGAAAAAAACGGAGTACTACTTAACTACGTATTCTCAGCAAAAGATGAAAAGCAAAAGACTGAGAAGCTAAAAGCGTGGAAAGCTGAAAACATTACACCATACGATAAGGTTAAACTGCTATTCTTGGGAACGATTGAAGAACAAGAAGCATTAATTTATAAAAATATTATTAGTGATTAGAAAATAATTACTATATTTGTGAACGTTCCGTGCAGGGAATTAAAAAGATTTAGTTTAAGCTCTTATCTGATAGGTCTGCACACCTTGACGATAGGAGCTTTTTTATTGCTTAAAATTATAAATATGAAAGCAAAATTTTATTTTATACCAGACTTACAACTGGTAATCAATTTAGAACACTTGAGTTCTTTTCAGTTATCAAAACCAATACAAAATGAAAGCATACCTTTTAGATGCTGTTTAGTTGTAGGTAAAAGCATTTATTGGTGTGATGAAAGCAATTTTGAATCTCTTAGATTATTAGTGTTATGAGTGGATGGATTAAGATACATAGAAAGGTTTTAGATTGGGAGTGGTACGATGATGCTAACACATTTAGATTGTTTATGCACTTGATTTTAAAAGCTAACCACAAAGACAGAAATTATCGTGGTGTAATGGTTAATACTGGAAGCCTTTTAACAGGTCGTGAATTATTATCTAGTGAAACGGGTTTATCTATTCAGCAAGTTAGAACGTGTTTAGAGCGTTTAAAATCAACCAACGAAATAACCATCAAAACTAATTCTCAAGGAACTATAATACAGATAGTTAAGTATAAAGATTATCAAATAGTAACCAACGAAATAACCACGCAACAACCAACAACTAACCAGCGAGTAACCACTAACAAGAATGTAAAGAATGTAAAGAATGAAAAGAATACATACAGAGAGTTCAAACATCTATCTATTTCAGTTGATGAATTTAACAAGTTAGAAGGAGAATATACAAACAAACAGATTGATAAAGTTTTAGATTCAATTGAAAATTACAAGGGTAATAAAAATTATGTAAGTTTGTATTTAACTGCTAAGAATTGGTTAGCTAAGGAATATCCAAAGAGCGAAGCTCCTAAACAACAAAACACAATAGACTTAGACAATTCAACACCTGAAGAAATAGCAGAGTTTTTAAGGCTACGTAAAAAGGAAAAGATGAACGAATTTAGAACACAGAACTAATGGATATTTACTCACATAAAGAACTAGAAGAACAACTACTAGAACACTATTTAGGTGGAGGTGGTAAAACATTCTACTGTGGATTTAAAAGCCTTGCACCGCATTACTCAGTTCATGAAGGTGGTAGAACAGATTGGACAGGTTATCCTGGAAGTGGTAAGACTGAGTTACTTTTAGAGGTTTTAAATAATTGTTCAGAGTATTACGGTCATAAGCATTTAATACACATGCCTGACGCTGGTAGCGTTGCTGAGATTATAGCAAAGATAATGCACAAGATGAGTGGTAAGCAAATGAAAGAATTTTACTACGATAAAGAAGGTAACAAGGTAGTGATTCAAGATAGGCTAACACAAGACGAAATAAAGATACTTTTACCTAAAGTCATGAATAACTTTGTAATATTTAAACCTAGTGGTAAAGCAAGCAAGGCAGTAACTCCAAAAGAATATTGGAACTTTGCAAGCGAGAATAAGAAACTTTTAGGTATATTTAGCGCAGTAATTGATAGTTGGAATTACATGAATCACGATGTGCCTAGTAATTTAAGATACGACCAATGGCTAGAAAGTACACTATCCTTTGCAAATGACTTAGCAGAACAAAGTAAGCTACATTTACACACTATTATTCATCCTAAAAGCCCTGTTAAAAAAGATGGAAAAGTGCAAATTCCTGACATGCACGAATTAAAAGGCGGTTCTGAATGGGGTAACAACGGTAAAAGTATAATTGTAGTACATCGCGAGTTTGATTCTAACATAACGGATATTAAAATTAATAAAGCCAAGCCTGAAGTTGTAGGTGTTAGAGGATTTACTAACTTGTTTTACGATGTTAAAGTAGGTAGATTTTATGAGATAAATGGAATTACTAAAAAATACGCTCAAGAACTTACTAGAGTTGACGAAGTACTAAAAGAAACAAAAAACGAATTTAAACCACTAGAAGCAAACAAAGAATTTGACGATGGACTACCATTTTAAACACGAACTATGAAACATAAAAGCACAGCATTAAGTCTAACACTAGCACGAATCAATTTAGGCTTAGTCATTAACAAACTTATCGTACGTCAAAAACACGCTTCTACAAGCGATAAACAACGTGAAGGAATACAAACTATGCTTGATGACCTTTTAAACGCTCTAGAAGTGCTAAAAAGCGTATCTAAAGAGAACGAGGAGATGTATAGATTAAACTATTCTTTGCATATTGAAAACATGAAGCTAAAAAAAGAGTTATATAAAGCAACAAAAACAGAAGAAAATTTAGAAATATGAGCCAAAAAAGAAATATGCCCTCAATCACTTCAATAGTATCTTATTGGAATAAAGAGTATAGTGATGATTTAGATTCGTCTTTTTGTTGGGGTTGTGGTTTTAATGTTAAACATTTAGAAAGAGCGCATTTATTATCAAGAGCAAACGGAGGAAGTGATGATTCAGATAATCTTGTTTTATTATGTAGGTTTTGTCATTCACACGTACAAGAATATTTTACATTTACACAATCAGAATCTGATAAGGTAAAAAGTATGATTTTAGATGGAATGCCTTTTTTTAAAATAAAAGTTGCTCATTACGTTTCTAAGGTTAAAACAGGATTGTATGATGATATAATAGATTCTATTGGAATAGATAAAGATGAATTTGAATACTTTAAGGATAAAGTAAAAATAACGATATGAAGAAATGCAAGAACTGTAAAGAACCATTCACACCGATACGTTCAACGCTTGAGAAGTATTGTAAAGAATCCGAATGTGTTCGTGTTTGGGTAGCGATTGAAAAAGAAAAGGCTTGGAAAAAGACGAAAGCAGTAAAGAAAGCGGAGTTAATGACGTTAAGCGACTATATCAAGATAGCACAGGTAACGTTTAACAAGTACATTCGACTACGAGATAAGGGTAACGTTTGTATCAGTTGTCAAAAAGCACCAAAAAAACAAAACGCTGGGCATTATTTCAACGCAAATAATCATTGGAACGTAAGATTTGACGAAGACAATGTACATCTACAGTGTGAGCATTGCAATACGTTCTTGAGCGGTAACCTTTTGGAGTATCAAAAACACATAATAACCAAACTAGGACTAGAAAAATACGATGCACTTGTAGAGCGAGCGAGAAAAACTCGTAAATTTACAATCGAAGAATTGAAAGAAATAATTGAAACCTATAAACAAAAAATAAAATAGCATGAAGGAATTAGAAGAAGTATGGAGTAAAGTTCCTGACGCATTAAAAGAATCTGATTTATATTGTTTTTATGTAAGTGATAGTTATCAAAATGTGCCTGAAACCTATAAGTCAAAAAAGGTTATTGTAATTTACATATTGCCAAAAGATTGCATTTATTATGCGCCAAAAATGTTTGAATAAATTTAATAAACAAAAAATAAAATAACATGGATTTTATACTAGGATTAATAGCAGGAATTACAGTTACGCTAGGAGTATCTGTAGGCTTATTCAAAGAGTTTAAGAAAGCACTAAAAGACTTTGACACATGGAAAGAATGGAAAAACAAACAGCAGTAAAATGAAAGCAACAAGAGAACGAAGAGCAACTGAGTTATTAAAACTGCATTGGAGAATATTAAAGAAGATAAATAAAAATTTTACGATTAGAAATAACTATCAAAACAACGAGGAAGGAGATTAAAAATTTGGTTGATTAGAATTTAATTGTATATTTGACTAAAATTTAATCATGGAATTACTCTTACTTTTATCTTTTGCTTGGTGGTTTACTAACTTCGAACCGCTTCAAACTGCATTTGATTACATATTTACAAGGTTACCGATTAATCGCTACACAGTGATACTTCACAGTTCACTTGGATGCATTAAGTGCGTTGCCTTTTGGTCTTCATTAGTTATTAGTG